CCAGACGATCGGATTTGATCGAGACGCAGCTGTAGGGACGACCGGCGACGGCGCCGGGATCGAGATACCGAGGGGGTTGACCCCCAGAGGTCGAGTTGTATTGAGGGGCAAGCTTCGCTTAGTGATTGAGACATCACGCCCTCTACTCTTAGCCATCTGGGGTCCCCTTGGTATCAGTTAGCAGAGTGATCATCAAGTAAGATCACTCTGGCTGTCAAGGCCGGATTGCATCCGGATTGAATTTTGTGGCCCATAAGGGAATATACGTAGGAGTTGTAGAGGGGCCGAGATATCGCGCTCCGCGCGATTGCCCAGGTTTGGGCCTGCCGATTGCAGGGGGGTTAGTTTGGTCCTGGGTTCGCAATCGGACTGTAGCCGATTGCTCGTAGACGTTGTGCGGAGGATAGCCGCTCCGCGCTTTCAAGGAAGGAAGAAAAAAGGCCCGGTGTCATGGGGACACCGGGCCGAGCACTGCCGGAGGAGGATAGCGTTACTCCGGCTTGCTCTCCCCCGCCGAGGGCTTGGCCGGGGTAGGAGGAGGACCTGCTTCGCTCTCATAGAGCTTCTTCAGGTCCTTGTATTCTTGAAGCTTTGCCGCCTTTGCGTCAAGTACTTCTTTCTCCTCGCGCTCCTTAAGCATGTTGGCGATAGCAACTTGATCGTTTGCTTCGTCTTGCTCGGAGTATTCGTGCCCAGAGTAGGGGCACTTGTCTTGATCGGGTTCGACTTGGAAGTCCATGGCTTCCTCGAAGGTGTCGATACCCAGCTCGGCGGCGCGTTTGGCAAGTTCCTTGCCGTGGATTTGTCGCCGCACTCGATCAGCGATGTCCTCCGGTTCCGGGAGGCCGAGGGAAGGCTCTACCGGGACACCGTCCGGGTAGAGCACTTTTTGACCAGCACGGTTGAGGTCAGCTCCATAGAGAATGTCGTGCTGGGATGGTTCGGAGAAGTAGTGTTTCGGATTGTTCTGTACAATCCTGTCTTTGTGAAGTTTTACGGCCTTTTCGAGTTGTTCCTCGAAAGTAGGGCCTTTGTATAGATAACCGTTGCGGCTTGCCATGATGGCCTCCTGTAGTTCTTCAAGCTTAGAATAGCATAGACTTGCCAACAGGAACCACCAGACGGCGCGCCTGTATACTGTGATTAGCCGTGATGTAGAGAACGTCTTCGGAAGGAACCGCGAAAGGTTCCTCCGAAGGGACGCACTTAATGAAGGTTTCGTTGAGTGCGGGGGAGGAGCCGAAGATTCGGGCGAAGTGCCAGAAGTCGAGGGTCGTTCGGAAGTCCCCGGCGATACGTGACCAAGCAGATCGATAATCGTCGTAACGATCTTGATAGCCAAATACACCTTCGGGGGTAGCATGTGAGAAGTCGACTTCCTTGTTTAGGATGGCTTGTTGTCCGATGAACTGGAGTTCGGGTTGCCAGAAGTCTTCCTTGAAGCGCCTATTCCAAGTGCGTTCCAAGCCATCGGCGTAAATTGACTTGGGCCGAACGACGATGAAGGTGAACATATAACCGTGTTCTTCGAAGGTGCGCCTCCATCGTCTAGAACGCATTCCGGAGATGCCATGTCCCTTAAGGTCACCGACAGGATCATCTCCGGGTCCCGTTTGGAGCACTTCAGAAAATTGAACAACATCTCTCCCGCCCCCGAGAAATTCGGGCCGTTGTAGACGACTGTCACTGTACCTGATCCCCAGGTAGCGCAGATACTCAGAATATCTTGATCCATAGCGGGCACGAGCTTCTTGCATGCGTTGGAGGGCAGCAGCCTCGCGCAACGCGTTGAGGGTGATGGCGGAAACGCCGGTTAGGTCAGCGAAGATGTTGGGACGGTTTGAGGAGCCGATAGCGCCGGCTGCGCCGGTGCCAGCGACGATGATTTCGTCAGATGCGCCGGTGCGGAACGTTGCGTCACCGGACTGTAGAAGGGCGTCTGACGCGGCATTGGAGCCGAAGCCAGCGACGCCCGTAGATGAGGCACCACCGCTTGTAACGCCAATACCGAGGACAGGAGCGGATGTGCCGAGGGGGATAGTGATTTCCGGCCCCTTGGCCTCCCAAGGCCGTGCAGACGTGAAATAGTCCTTGGGCCATGCAGCGTTTTGCAGGGCGACCGACGTTGTTGTGTCAGGACCGGAAGTTGTGTCGATGACGAGAGGGGTAACCAGGTCCTGATCGCGGAACCATTCGTTGAAGATTAGAGCGTAGCCGCGAAAAGGGAGTGCAGAGACTTCCCGAGAGGCGACACCAGGAGGGACGCCCAAATAGTCAGCGAGAGAGCCGACAGCGAAGCCAGTAGAAGCAGGCGTAGTGATTGTAGGGTAGACAGAGCTGTCAGTGCCGTCTTCACCTCCGGTGATAAAGTCTTCCCAGTCATCCCATACGAGACGATTAGGAACAAAGAAGTCATAGATATCAACATTGACCTTATGCATAACGGGGGCCAACAGAGGTGAGCAGCGAAGGAGAGCAGAGGTTGCTTTTTGAAAGGTGTCACCCGGAAGGACTTCAACAACATTAAGCGGGATGATCTCTCCCAGGTCCATTGAGGCGAGGAATGTGCTGGATAATCCATGTTTATGCCTTTTCATAGTGAGTACCTATGTTTCCGATATTGCTGTTTATTCATCATTACACTGAACGCAGGTGCATTTATTTCGAGACATAGCGACTTGTATACTTGCGAAAACGTGAGGAGACTTGAGATATTTTGCTCCGCATACTGGCGCAGAAGCCGCACTTCTTCTTTTTTGTTTTCGATGACGATTTCGGGAGCATCAGGCGAGCGGCCGATCTGCTCACGTAGTTTTCTTGTAAGATAGCGGCCGAGTGGCCATGGTTTTCCTTTATGCCTAAGCGATCCAGGTACATCAGGTAACGCCCGTAAGACGTTTGGGGGGAGTTCGAGTAGTTTGGAAGCGATTTCTGGAATATATCCGGCACCTAAGCCTCCATTTTGTTTCGAGACGCGCGAGAACTCAGGATGTCTTCCACCAAGTCTGTAATCGTCGGGGTCAGTGAGCTTTTTTGTAACATATCCGCAAACATAAGCGGCGCTAGCTCGTTCCACTTGACCCAGATCGACACCTCCATAGTACCAGCATCGTGCGACATCGTCGCATGTATTACAACAGTTGAGTCCGGCTTTAAGTCGATAATGGCGCGTCCTGCCGTGATAGCACGAAGGCATCCCAAAGATGATAGCGTGGTAATGAGGTCGCTCAGAGTTGCTTCCGTACTCACCGTTTGCGAAATAGCGAAGCTTTCGTCCATATTCAGCCTGTTGTTTTCTTAGTCGCATCCAGAATAGTCTTAAATGATCTGGATCGAGGGAGCCTCCGGGGGGTATGTGGTCGTCGTCATAAGTGAGAGTGACGAACGCCGATTGTGGAGTGATTGAAGCCTCCAACATCACGCGGTGGGTCCACACGCGTTTCCGTTGGAGGCGACAGGGCATGCATTGGCCACAAGGTAGGATCATGCCCTTGATGAAGGATGGATTCTGACAGAGGCCCATGGGGTCCTTACAGACGGAAGCCGATCCGGAGAGGAGCGCCGCGGCCGCGGCTGTGATTGAACTTCTTCTTGCCGCCCTTGCGGCGAGATTTGCGGTGTCTCATTACATGTCAGTCCTTCTGTTGAAGCCACCGCTGAACCAGCGGGAGCGTGGATATTCGCGAATTTGGTATTCCTGTTTGCCTACGTTCCAATACCAATACTGGTTTTTATTAAGTTTAACGTCCGCTGGCGGCTGTTGAGCGCCTCCAATAGAGGGCAGTAGGCGGTTTCGTATTCCCCAAGCGACTGTTGCGGCAGTGTCCTCCTCTGTACGATCCTTAGCGTCCTTTGACTGGACGATTGCATAGCCTGTCGGAGTTCGGAGATATCCCACCTCATTGACAGGACCCGCTTCCTGAGATGCAGCACCGCTTTGAGATGAGGTCCGCTCCAGGGGAGTAGTTTTAACGACCGGAGAATTGCCTTGTCCGTCGACGAGCATTCGATCGCCAGCTGTCGGCATCGGAGGGTTCGATTCTTGTCTAGTCTTTGCAATCTGTGAACGTAGTAGCTCATTTTCGAGGCCCATCCTTTCTGTTGCTAGGGCCTGCTGCGTCGCAGTAATCGCATCAGCCTTTGCGCTCGCAGAGCGAGTAACGTCCACCGCGCGAGATAAATCCTGTCCTGCCGCAGCAAGACCGGAGAGTGGATTAGTGTTGCCGACAGATACAGGCGAGTATGTAGCGGTATTTGCGCCCAGCGCATATAGGGGATGAATGCCAGCTTTCTTTGCATCTTCGACTTTCCATTGGATGCCTTGTTGGGCGAACTCCTTTTGCTGTTGATATTGTTGTTTGGCTGCTGACTTGGCCGAGGCCGCTCCGGCGATGCCGGAGACGACGTT